TGCGCCTGCACCTGGGCATCCGCACGAAGCAGGTGACCCGGTACATCCGCCTCGAAGCGTGGGACAACTCGGCGGGGGCGGTACTGGAGCATGATCTGGCCGGCCGGGAGTGCCATGGCGGCCTGGACATGGGCTCGGTCAGCGACCTGACGGCACTGTGTTGGATCTTCCCGGAGCGCGGCGACGACCTGTACCGGGCGCTGTGGCGGTTCTGGCTACCGGAGGACGCGCTGGAGTCGCTGAACCGGCGCACGGCGGGCGCTGCCGCGGTCTGGCACCGCGAGGGCTGGATCGAGACGACGCCGGGGGCGGTGTTCGACCCTGCGGCGGTCAACGCCCGGCTCGACGCGGACCGGCAACTGTTCAACGTCAAGACGATCGGCTACGACCGGTGGGGCGCGAACGATGTGACCCGCCGCGCGGCCGATTCGGGGCTGACGATGGTCGCGGTCGGGCAGTCGTACGCGTCGCTGTCGGCGCCGCTGAAGGAACTCCTGCGGCTGACGCTCGTGGGTCGGTTCCACAATGGCGGCAACCCGGTCATGCGCTGGATGATCGACAACCTGGCGGTCGCGATGGACCCGAGCGGCAACGTGAAGCCCGACAAGGCCAGGGCTGCCGACAAGATCGACGGCGTGGCGGCGGCGGTGAACGCGCTCAAGGAGTGCATGGACGCGGGGGCGGAGGAACAGGCGCACCCGCCGGCCGGCCTGCCCCCGTTCGCACCTGCGGGCAACGACTTCTTCCGGCCCAAGGGCCGACTCGCCCTGTAGAGGAGGACCCGTGGACGTTCGGATCCCGCTTCCGTCATCGACTGCCGTGACGAACCTGCTCGGCGCGCTCGGTCTGGTCGCGATCGTCATCGCGGTGGGTCTGCTGGCCGGCTTCGCATGGGCGCTGCTGGGCGCCGGCGTGGCCGGGGTGGCGCTGTCGGTGCTGGCGCAGACCGCGCAGGCCCGCGGCGCCGCGGTGGTGTCGCTGGACAAGCAGCGGGCAAGCCGGGCGGCGTAACCCATGCGTCCCCTGTTCGCCCTGCCGGTCCGTGCGACCGAGGCCACCCCCGACCAGTTGGTCACGTCCGGGGCGGTCGTCGGTTCGTGGGGCCGTGACCCGGTGGACGGGGATGTCGGCTGGCAGCAGGTCGGCGCGGTCGGCCGGCAGGTGCCGCCGTGGACGCTGGAGAAGGCCCGTGCGTACTCGATCGCCGCGTACCGGATCAACCCGATGGCGAAGGCCATCATCGACACGTACACGGCGTTCTGTGTCGGCGACTCCGGGGTGTCGCTGCTGGTGACCTCGCCGCAGGTGCAGGCGGTCACCGACGAGTTCTGGAATGACCCGCGCAACAAGCTCGGCGACATCCAGGAGCTAATGCTCCGCGACCAGATGCTCAACGGTGAGACCGCGCTGGAGATGCTGCAGGGCTCGCTGTCGGGCGTCGTGCGGTTCTCCCCGTTCGACCCGGCGTGGATCAACTACGTGACCCTGCTGGACAACAACCCGCTGTGGCCGTCGAAGATCACCCTCGGGCAGAACGCGGCGCAGCAGGGACGCACGATGTCCGTGGTCATGGTCGACGACGCGACCGGGCTGCGCGACGGCGAGTGCATGTTCTGGACGCCATGGAAGGCGCTGCTGACCGACCGGCGCGGCATGCCGTTCCTGTCCGCGATCGTCGACCAGCTCGATGCGTACGACACGATCATCTCGAACCTGATCGACCGCACCTCGCTCGCGCGGTACCTGGTCTGGGACGTGACGGTCGAGGGCGACCAGACCGCGGTGGACAACTACGTGGCGTCGCAGGGCGGCATGCTGCACGTGCCACCGTCCGGGTCGGTGCAGGTGCACAACAGCGGCGTCACCTGGGAGCCGAAGACCGCGCAGACGGGCGCCATGGAGGACTCCACGGCCGCCTCGACGGTGCTGACGGAGATCGCGGGTGGCGCCGGGCTCTCGAAGCACTGGCTGTCCGAGCCCGATGGCGCGAACCGGGCCACCTCCCACTCCATGGCCGAGCCGGTACGGCGCCGCGTTGGCGGGGTCCAGAAGGTCTGGCTCGGCTACATGACCGAGTTGGCCCGCTTCGCGGTGGACCGGGCGGTGGCGGCGAAGCGACTGCCGCCGATGGTGGAGTCGGTCGACCCGCGCACGGGGCTGATCACCGACGTGCCCGCGGCGCAGACCGTCGTGGCGACCGGCCCGGAGATCGCCGCGGCGGACTCGCAGGTGACCGCGCAGGTGCTGCTGAACCTCAGCACCGGCCTGGGCAACTTCGTGAAGTACGGCATCATGTCGGCCGAGGCCGCGAGTATCGCCGCGCAGAAGGCGTGGGAGCAGTTCGTCGGCGTGCCGTACCGGCAGGATCTGGACTCGCCGAGCACGAACCCCGATGACCTCGCGACGTACGTCGACCAGAACCAGCCGCCAGCCCAGACCGGTACGCCGTTGACGGCCGGGCTGAACAACAACGCGCAGGGCGCCGCGGAGGCCGTGAAGAGCGTTGCTGGCGCCGAAGGTGCGGCGCGGCTGCACGAGTACTGGACGAAGGGCGAGGGCCTGGCGAAGTGGGCCGAGTCGCCGAAGCCGTGGACGACGCTGCGCGCGCATCTGCTGAAGTTCATGCCGGCCGAGAAGGCAACCCGGACCGCCTCGCAGTGGTTCCACGACGTCTTCGGCTTCTGGCCCGGCTCCGACCTGAACCGTGTCACGCATGGCGAGCCGCCGCGCGGCCACGTCGTAGGACCGGGCTGAGGAGGGTTCCACAGTGGACAAGTCTGAGGTCGCTCGTCACCTCGGCGTGGCCGACACCGAGATCGTCGAGGTGCGCTACGACGAGCAGGGCTGGCACGTGCTGCACCACGACATGGCGAGCCACAACCAGCAGTGGAAACTCGTTCCCGGCTGGTCGGTGCCACCCGCCCCGGCGCTGGTCGGCGAGGATGGCCCGGAGTTGGTCCAGCCGCCGGCGGCCGAACCGGTCGGCGACCTCGACGGCGACGGCGTGCCAGACGGCACCGCCGCCGAGGTGCTGGAGTGGGTCGGCGACGACCCGGACCGCGCCGCCGCGGCACTGAAGGCCGAGGGCGAGCGGGACAAGCCCCGGACCACGCTGGTGTCCGCGCTGGAGAAGCTGGCCGGCTGACCGATGATCCCGTGGGACGAACAGAAGCACCCGCGGGCCCAGGGCGGCAAGTTCGCGACCACGGGCGGCGGCGGGAAGCAGCCGAAGGGCTCATCCGCCGGATCGGGCGGTGGCGACGGCCTGGACGCCATCATCGCGGGCGCACGCGCCGGCGAGAAAGGCCGCGGCGGCCGGGGCGGCCATGGGGGCAAGGGCGCGGCGAAGAAGCACCTGCCGGGCGGTCTGCATGGTCTCGGGTTCGACCCGAAGACCGGCGTCGGCACTGGGTACGGGCAGCGCGGCGGCGACCCGCGCGTACGGACCCTGCAGTCGGCGCTGAACCGGCTCGGGCTGACCGACAAGGCCGGCGCCAAGCTGATCGTGGACGGCAAGTACGGGCCGCTCACCCAGTCCGCCGTGATGAAACTTCAGGCGCGGCTCGGCCTGAAGCAGACCGGCAAGGTCACACCCGGGCTGCTTAAGCAGCTCTCGACGATGCAGAAGCTGCCGCCGCCGCGCAAGGCGCGCCAGACGCATCTCCGCACACACCATCCGCGCGCGCGGCGCGCACACGCGGCGCTGGGCCTGGGATCGCCCGCCATCACGCGGTGGCTTGAAGGGAGCACGACGCATGCCTAGTTCTGCGCTCGCCTGGAAGCGGGCCGTCGAGGCGGTCGTGAGCGACCTCGTCGAGGAACCGGCGGTGGTGCTCGACTCCATCGCGTTCGTGCGGTCGCTGGATCCGCTCGCCGAGGTAGGCGCCGACGATCCGCGTCTCGCCGAAGGCGTCACCGAGGCTGTGCTGCGCTGGCTGGAGGCGGCCAAGGAACCGTATGGCGACGTCGAGTACGCCGACCCCGGGTACCAGAAGGACAAGCAGAAGCGGTACCCGCTCGACACCGACGACCACATCCGCGCGGCATGGTCATACATCAACCAGGCCGACAACGCCGACCAGTACAGCGCGCAGCACCTCGCGCTGGTGAAGTCCCGGATCCGGGCAGCGATGAAGCGCATCGGTGCGCAGGTCAGCGAGGCGGTCATCGACGGCGCGCGCACCTTCGACGAGATCGAAGACCTGGTAAAGGACGCGCTAACCGCCCGCCTGGCCGCCGACACCGGCAGCCCCTACCCGTACTGCCGCGTCGTGGACCTCACCGAGTCGCAGGTGGTGTACACCACTGCGGACGAGGACGACCTGTGGATGTGCTCGTACGAGATCGGCGACGACCAGTCGGTGACCCTCGGCCAGCCGCAGCAGGTCGTGCGCACCTACGCGCCGCAGTCCACACCGCGCAACCCGCCGCCGGAGGACGACGACCACGGCGTGGAGGGCGAGGCGGACGACGACGACATGGGCGACGGCGCCATGGAGGCCATCACGCGGGTGCCGGGCCGGGTCATCGAAGCCAAGGGAACCGACGCCAACGGCGGCAAGGTGTTCCGGGTCCGCATCCTCCGCTACGGCGAGAGCCGCAACCGACGCGACTACCCGGCGAGCGTCATGCGGGAAGCTGTCAGCCTCTACGAGGGGGCGAAGGCGTACGACCACCACCGCACGGCCCAGGAGCTGGAAACGTCCACACTGGACGGCCTGATCGGCTACTACCGCGGCGTGGAAGCCGAAACGGATGGCGTGTACGGCAACCTGCACTTACTGCCGAGCGCGACGCGCGCCGCTGAGGCGCTGGAGGCGTCCATCGACGCGCAGGAACAGGGCCTGCCTCCAGTTGTCGGCATCTCCCATGACGTGCAGGCGCACTTCCGGCAGGTCGTCCGCGGCGGCCGCCGCGTGCAGGAGGCAACCCAGATCGTCGGCGTCCAGTCCGCGGACGTCGTCGCGAATCCGTCCGCCGGCGGCCAGGCGGTACGCGCCGTCGCCGGCGGCGAAGACCTACCGGGCGGCGAGGAGCCGGCCGGAGACGAGAGCGAGGAGACCGACGTGCCTGTCACGACCGAGTCTGTGCTCGAAGCGCTGAAGACCGCCACTCCCGAGCAGCTCGGCGCGGTCGGTCTCCAGCGTGTCGCGGCACCGGCCACCGAATCGACCACTTCGCCGCCGGTGCGCGCGGTGGAGAGCGACGCCCAGCGCGTCACCGAGGCGGACACGCCGAAGGCGTCGTTCATGGGCAAGCTGCTGATCCGCTCGAAGGTGGAGGACGCCGGTCTGCCGGCATCCGTCGTCGAGGCGGTCAGCGACGCGCTGCCCGAGCGCATCACCGAAGCGTCCGTGGACGCGCAGATCGCCGCGATCAAGGCCGGCCTGGGCATCGTGGAGCGCGCCGGCCTGCGCCCGACCGTGACCGCCGAGGTCGCAACCGAGGCCATCGACAAGAAGCGCGCCGCACTCGACGCGTTCTTCGCCGGGGACTTCAGCAAGGGGTACCGGTCGTTCCGTGAGGCGGTGCTCGACTTCACGGGCCACCGGCCGCGGGTGCTCGGCGAGGACGTCACCCGCTACATCATGCGGGAGTGCGTCGGCCAGCAGCACTACGACTCGGCGGACCGGGCGACTGAGTCGCTGTCGGCCGCGTCGTGGAACCTGGTGCTCGGTGACTCGATCACCCGGCGCCTCGTGGCCGAGTACAACCAGCCGAACCTCCAGACGTGGCGGCAGATCGTCTCCTCGACGATCCCGGTCAACGACTTCCGCACCCAGCGCATCGACCGCATCGGCGGCTACGGCACGCTGCCCGCGGTCAACCAGGGCGCCCCGTACCAGCCGCTGACCTCGCCCAGCAACGAGGAAGTGACGTACGCGATCACCAAGCGGGGTGGTACGGAAGACGTCACGCTGGAGATGATCGCGAACGACGATGTCCGCGCCATCTCGAAGATCCCCACGAAGCTCGGCCTGGCCGCAGCGAACACGCTGTACCAGTTCGTGTGGAACTTCATCACCACCGCCGCCGGCACCGCGACCAACTCGGGCGCCACGATCTACGACTCGGCGTCGCTGTTCACCAACGCGCACGCGAACTTCGTCAACAGCAACAACGGCTCGGCGCTGAGCCAGTCGGCGCTGTCCGCCGCCCGGCTGCTCATGCGCAGCCAGACCGCCTACGGCGACAGCCAGCAGTTCATCGCGCCGATCCCGAAGACGCTGATCGTGGTGAACGACATCGAGGAGCTGGCGTGGCAGCTCGTCAACAGCGCGGTCGCGCTGCCGACCCCGGCGAACACCCCGCCGGACTCCACCGGTGCGGCAAACACGCCGAACCTGCACCAGGGCCTGAACCTCGTGGTGTTGGACTACATCGCGAACGCCACCAGCACCACCGCGTGGTGGCTGGCCGCGGACCCGAACATGATCCCGACCATCGAGATCGGGTTCTACCAGGGCCAGGACACCCCGTCGCTGTTCACCCAGTCCGACCCGACCGTGGGCTCGATGTTCAACGCGGACAAGGTCACGTACAAGATCCGGCACATCTACTCCGGCGCGGTGCTGGACTACCGCGGCTTCGTGAAGGGGAACGTGTGACATGCAGTACACGGAACTCGCCGGGAACCTCGGCCTGTCCATCGCGGTGCCCTACATCGCGGCCGCGTCGGGCGCGGCCGGGGGTGGCAACCTCGTGGTGCCGGCCAACCTCCAGATCGTCTCGGCGACCTGGACCGCGAACGCGACCCTGACCGGGCAGGCGACGAACTTCATCACGATCAGCTTCTTCAACCGCCAGACAGGGTCGGGCACGATCCAGTGGGCGACCGCGATCGCCTACTCGTCCGGCGGCACGGTGGCGACGAAGGCGACCCCGGTCACGCTGACCATGTCGTCGACCGCCACGGACCTGCAGCCGGCGGCCGGCGACGTGCTCGCGGTGGAGATCACCACCACCGGTACCGGGCTCACCTGCCCGGGCGGCATCGTCACGCTGAACGCGAAGTTCCGCTGACGTGACGGCGCAGGCGACCGCGGTCAACGTCACCGCCACCGGGGTCGTGCTGGGGTACGCCTGCACCTTCCGCGGCTGCTCCATCCGCGACACCAGCGGCGCCACGAACACCGTGAAGATCTACGACAACGCGAGCGCGGCCAGCGGCACGGTCCTGATGTCCGTCCAACTGGCCGCAAACGCGTCCGTGCCGCCACTGTCCATCGCGGACGGGCTGCACGCGAACAACGGGCTGTACCTGTCGGCGACCGGGGCCGTCGAGGGTTCGGTCTGGGTGGGGTGAGGGGGTCGCGGTGGGCAGCCTGACCCGGGTGGCGAAGACCGCCGCCGCGACCCTCAGCCACACCTTCGTGGTCGACGAGACGCCGACGGACTCGACCAGCCAGGTGACGGTGACCATCACCGACGCGACCGGCGCCACGCTCGTGTCGGCCGCGAACGCCACCCACGGCAGCACCGGCCAGTACACGTACGCGCTCGCCGGCCAGGCGCAGCTCTGCGCGCTGACCGCCGCATGGTCGGCGACGATCGCCGGCGCCGCGGTGGTGGAGTCGGACACCGTCGACGTTGTCGGCGGGTTCTTCTTCGACCTGGTGACCGCCCGCAACTCGGACCCGTCGCTGGCCGACACGAGCAAGTACACGACGGCCGACCTGAAGGCCAAGCGTCTGGCCGTCGAGCTGGAGTGCGAGTGGATCTGCGACCGGGCATTCGTGCCCCGGTACCGGAGGGTCCTGCTCGACGGCACGGGCAGCTCCAGCATCACCCTGCCCGACGACGCGGTCCGCACCATCCGGTCGGCGAGCGTGGCGCCGCGCGCCGGGCAGACCTTCGTGGCGCTGGACTCCACCCAGCTCGCCGCGCTGGTCGTGCTGAAGGACGCCACCCTGAAGCGGGTCGACTCGAACATCTGGACCGAGGGCGTGCAGAACGTCATCGTCGAGTACGAGTACGGCTACGACCAGCCGCCGCCGCTGCTGGTCGACGCGGCGCTGCTGCGGCTGCGGTCGCGGCTGAACCTGACGAAGAGCGGCATCCCCGACCGGGCGGCCACTTTCACCGCGGTCGACGGCGGCACGTACCGGATCCTGCTGCCGGACGCGTTCCGTACCGGCATCCCCGAGGTGGACGCCACGTACGGCCGCTACTCGCGCCGCGTGCAGGCCGCCGCGCAGTCCGGGCAGAACCCGGGCACCCGCTATCCGGCCAGCCGGCGCCTGGACTACGACCCGCAACGCAACGCCCTCTACCACGGCGGGAACCGATAGGAGCACGGCCTTGAGCCTTGACGAGATCCGCGACGCCCTCGCCGAGGTGCGCGACGCGGTCCACAGCGAGCACCCGGACGCGCCGCGCCTCGGGGACCTCGACGCCCACCTCGCCACCGTCGAGATGACCGTCGAGCACATCTACGACGAGGCGGCCCGGGCCGCCGGAGGGAATTGACATGGGACGCTTCGTCGCCGCCGTCGAGTCGCAGGCCGCCCAGTTGGCCGGCGCCCCGTCGGGTACCACCTTCAACGGCTATTTCGCCGCCGTGGTGGCCGGCTCGTCGGCGAACTTCAAGCTGCGCCGCGTCATCCTCGGCGTGCGCGCGGGCGCGAGCGTGCCGACCTCCCAGCAGATGACCGTCGCCGTGTACCGACAGACCGTCCGCGTCGTCGGCACCGGCTTCTCCACCGTGGCCGGGCTGGCGCTGGACCCCCGGGGCGCGGCGACCGCGATCACGGGCATCGACGTGACCACGGCGACGTCGGCGGGCACCACCGGCCCAACCATCGGGGCCAACCCGCTCGCGCGGCTGTCCTTCAACACGCAGTCGGCGATGGACGTGCCGATGGAACTGCTGGAGGAGTGGATCTGCGACCAGGGCACCGCGAACGGCATCGCGTTCGTGAACCTGGGCAACGCCCTGCCCGCCTCGCACCTGTTCACGCTGTCCTGCGAGTGGGAAGAGTAATTCCACAGTAGACAGATGAGGGGCGGCGCTCGCCCGCTGAAGCCGTGAGGGGGCGAGCGTGGCGCCGTCCCTCATTGCCTCGTACGAGGTCGACAGTGCCGGCACCAACACGGCCACGCTGACGACGCCGAGCTTCACGCCGAGCAACGGCGAAGTCATCATCGTGAAGGGCGCGGCGTCCTTCACCGGCTCGACGCTGAACACGCCGACCGGCGGATCCCAGACCTACACGCAGCGTGCGGTCGCCGACTTCGGCGGCTTCAGCGGCTACGCCATCATCTGG